CTGTAAGTGCGGTTGTGGGTACGACACAGTTGACGCCCTGCTTCTGGAGGCCCTAGAGGCCATCAGGGAGCACTTTGCTGTACCAGTAAGGGTAACCTCGGGGTGCCGCTGTGCGTTGCACAATCAGGCTGTGAAGGGCTCCCCTCGAAGCCAACACAAAAAAGGCAGGGCCGCTGACATCACACTGGATGGCATCGACCCCGCCTTGGTTGCGGACTATGCGGAGGAGCTGGGACTGTCAGTTGGGCGGTACCGTACCTTTACGCACGTTGACACCCGTTCTGGACCCCCTGCACGCTGGGGACGCTAATCCTCAATCGGCAGTTCCTTTTGAGCCCCTTCACTGGGGCTTTTTTGTGCCTGCGCTTCCTGCATCGCTCGGCCCAGCTCCTGCATACACATCTGGTATGCCTCCACTTCGGACCCCTGTAGAGTCACTCGATTGAGGAACTGCGCAATCGTCTGAATTGTTTCTGGCTTCATTCTGTGTTCTCCGTGTTTTCAGTTTGTGCCTCAATCAGGGCGGTGTGTGCTGCGATGTGAGGTACCAGCACGTCCAGTACATCTCGTCCGTCCTCAGCGTCCAGCGTCAGGAGCATGAAGAGGCTGAGGAAGCCGATAACGGACACGTTTACGGTGTTAAATTTATCAGTCATGATTACTCTCCGCACACCGAAGTAAAGTACACGTTACCCCACCCGAAGGACTCCCCGGGCTGCGGCTCGTTTTCCTCACACCACTCAGGCGAGCCCACTTCGAGGGGCTCCTCAGTGGCCTCTTCACCCGCAATGGGCTCAAGGGTCTCCAAGGTGACCACAGCCGGCGCGTCAGTGACGTACAGTCGCTCGCCCTCTTGGAGCTCGTACTGCGTACCGTCCTCAAAGAGGACCGTTTGGGCCTTTGCTCCACAGGAGCCCAGCAGCACTAGGACTAGGAGTCCCACCCACGCTGCGGACACATAAGGGTTCTCACGTACTACCTGCTTGAATGCTGCTACATACTGTTCAAAGTTCATATCATTCTCCTTTAACGATTCCCACCGGAACCAGTAATGACCCCACGCTCGGCGCGGTCTTTTAGTTTAGCCAAGTTGTACTCAGCCACTTCACTCAGCTCGATGTCCATGTCGGACAGCAGCATCGTGAGGTTCCACAACACGTCCCCAGCCTCACTAATGACCTCCTTTCGGTTGGGGTCCTCACAGTCCCCTCGGAGCCACGGCTTGATGAAGATGTCCGCTAGTTCCGCAGCCTCCACCATCAGGGAGGCAATGGGGTACATAGGGTCGTCGTACTGTGCTGTCTCTTTCGCTTTTTCTTGGTACTCGTCGAAAGTGTCAATCATCAGGGCAACTCACAGCTGCCGCCGACACACGCCAGCTCCTGCGAGCCAATCGTCTGGTCCCCGGCCTCGTACTGCGCCATGGCGTCCCAATCGAACTCAGGCATCTTGCTTAACATTTCCTCGTACTCCTCTTTCGTACACTCCTGATAGGGAGCCTGTTGGTAAGTATGGTCACTGTACGGCAGCAGAGAGATGCCAGACATCTTGTCGAAGTGCTTCCACATCCAGCTGCACACATCCAGGAATTCATCGTCCCGGTAGTACACAGTAATTGAGGGCTTGTGCTCGCACCAGTGGTCCTGATAGGTCATCCACAAGTTGAGCTGCTCCATTGCGCCCGCTTCCTTCGTACACACGGCACCTTTGGGGGCCTTGACGGGGAACGAAAAGACGTAGTTGCTGTCCTTCATCACATCGTCCTCGACAGGGAACCCGGCCTCTACCATGTACTGCGCCATCGGGTCTTTCTTGTCGGCCCGCACTGTCCGGATGTAGTACGGAGCAAAGCGTGGGTGGATTCCACTGGCGCTGTTAACGAGCTGCGACACCGTACCGGACGGCTTAACGCACGTAATGGCAGCGCTTGGGTTAATCCCCAGACGCTCGGCCCATTCCTTGTTCGTTTCAATTGCAGTCTCTTTTAGTACAGCGAGCCAGTCTGCCAACTTATCCGCTCCAGCGAGAAATGGGTGGTCCATAATACCAGTGAGCGATACTCCCAACAGGGCTTCCTCTTCAGTGTTGGTCTTCCAGACTTTGCGGAGGTACCGGAAGTCTGTGAGAGACGCTTGCAGAGTGCCAAGTATTGTTGCCGTCTTGACTTTAGCTTTAAGGTTCTCAAGTGTGTCTTCGGCACGTACAACCACCTCCGAGAGATTGCAGAATTGATTGGGTCGCAGAATGATTTCAGAGCAAGGGTTGGTGCCGAAGTGTTGCTCCGGGTCTCTGCGTCCATTTCGAGCAGCAACCTTCCGAGCTGCGACCCTCGAGAATACTCCCCTCTCACCACTTTTCGACTCATACAAAGCCCTCATCTCATCTAAAAAGAAATCAAACTCAGGACGCTCAGTGTAGCACGCACTGTTGTTGGCCAGAGCCCGCTGAGGGTTGTCTACCCACCACTGCCCGCTCTTAGCTCCCCGTAGACGACCATCCGAAGGGTTGCTCAGAGAGATGAGCGCAGAGCGCCGTACGCCCCCCACCACAATCACCTCCGCAATCTTGCATACCAAATCGTGACACTCAATGCTGTTCAGCTTCCGCCCCGCTGCTCCTCGGAACAGGTGAATCGAGAAGTTGAACAGGTCGATGAGGGGTTGGGGTCCGCTTGCTCGGCCACCGAAGGTCTTGAGCGGGGCCCCAGCTGGTCGTACCTTGCTGATGTCCCACTTTGGGACCTCTCCAGCATAGAGAAGGCTGACGAGTTGTCGGAAGGATTTCGCCCAACCCACTTTCGAGTCTGGAACCACAATCGTTGTGTCTGTCTCATGGAATTCCTCGCTGACGACTGGTAGTTCGGTAATGTACTGACGCTCAACGCTAAAACCGACTCCAGTACCACAGAGAAGGACATACATGAGCTCGTCGAAGGCACGAGGGTGGTCAATAGGTAGGTAACTACAATTAAATCCTGCGACATTGTCCCGCTCCAAAGCCTCTCCGGCGGTCATAAGGCAACGCATTGAGGGCATCACATCGAGCCGCTCGATAGCGTCTCCTAGCTCAAGGGCCTCGTCGGCTGTGATTGCTTCTCTTTCTTGCCAGAACTCCACGTACCGGTCTACGGTCTCGGGCCAAGTCTCCCTGCGCCCCTCATCAGGCAGCCAACGCGCATAGCGAGAAGCCGCAATAAATTCCTGGTACTGTTCCATTTACTTGTCTTCCTCTACGCTAATGTCCTCAAGGACAGTGTTCATTGCTTCTCTCCTACGTTAATGTCGAGTTCATCCCTAAGGTACCGAACGACGCCGCACAGGTGTCCCAAAGAGTTCTTTGTGTGGTCATCCAAGATGTCTCTCAGCCGGTCCACATGCTTCTCGTCCAGCTCGATGGACATCTCAGTCCAGTCAGCGTTTTTGCCATCTACCCGGCGCAGGTAATCCATCCCGCCGTCTACCGCAACTCGCTCGTCTGACGTGATGCACCCACACTGTACGTAGTCATGTCGGTGGGCACTCCAAGGTGCCTCACCGCAGTTGTTACACCGTACCTGATTTGAAAGAATCATTCGACCAGATGCCCCATTTGTACAATGAATTTAGCGGTCTCCAGAAGCCCAATTGAGTCCGAGACTTGGCGTACGTCAGTAATGAGGCTGAACCCCTCCTCGGTGCGTACCACCATGAAGAACTCCGTGCTGGTTAAGTCAGCCAGTTCGGACTCCTCGAGGGCGTCCATAAGGACCTCCTTCAGGGGCCGCTTGGCCTTACCTTCTGCCTTGAAATTGCCCTCGACTACCTTCATCGCTTCGCTCCTCGCTTAGGGGGCTGGACCTGTACAGCCTTGTGTACTGCCCCGGGGCCCAGCTCAGCCTTTATGCGCTGCGCCTCCTCCCACGAATTGGTCATGGCTTCCCATGAGTTCGTCTTAGGGGAGGTGGGGCCCCCTACCATATAAATCGTCGCCGGCTTGCTCACTGCCCTTTCTCCTTCGCTTCGAGCCATAGTTCGGCGTAGTGGATAATCTTACGGATGTCCTCCACGCCCCCTTTCTTGTCCGCCCGGGTGGCGTACTTGATGATGTTCGCCGGACAGTACTCCATGTTGTTCGCCATGATGTACTCGATAGGCTGAATGGCACAGTCCTTGTAGTGGTTGCCTCCTACCTGCCGCTCCAGAGCAGGAGCGCTGCAAGTAAACGTCTCGTTGGCCCGGTCCCAGTCTTCAGGGGTGGCCTGACTGAGCCCTGAACGCTGCCCTCTGTATTCACCTTCAATCATCAATAAACGCCTCCAACTCTTCCATTCTCTCTGCTACCCGGAAGTCGAACCGGTCGAGTAGCTCCTCTGGCGTCACTTGAAGCAGCTCTAAGATGTCTTCAACATCAGCCTTGGCTAATAGTTTAACACACAACTCATCAAATGTGTCCATCAGCGTACTCCTTAAGGTCCACCCCATCGACGAACCACATGAAACCCTCCTTGTCACACCACTGAGCCATCGTGAGCATCGCCCCTTTGCTGACCTTTTTGAACGGCGACGAAAGGAAGAACACCAGTTCCTGGTTATCCGGCAGACAGTCCCGAATGGCTTTATACTTCTGCCGGTCTCCTGCCCGGAAGTACCCCTTTACCTCAACCAGTATCTGGTCTCCGTTCGGGTATGTGTAAACGAAGTCAGGGCTGTACATCCGCTGTGTCTGGTACGGTACTCGGAAGGGCTCATACTCCCATTCCTTTCCCAGAAGACCCGCTACCATAGCCTCAAGTTTACTCTTAAACTGCGGCATTAGAATCCCTCCGGAATCTCAAGTGTTTGCGGTTCACGTACCACCTTAGTGAGGTACCTAGGGCCGCTTGCGTAGTGGAAGACGCGCAAGTCTGGCCAGCACGTATGCTTGTGCTCGCAGTATGCGCAACCCGAAGGCAACTTCATGTTTCCACTCTTCCCATCCGGCACTGGGTCGTAACAGGGTTCTGGCAAAGGACCGGAGACGAGCTTTTTTACGTCGCTTACCCGCTGGGTCACGCTCCAGTCCAACGCCTCAGCGTACGGTGTGTCCTCGAGCTCCTCGTCGTACTGCAGCCACGCCAACGTGCCGTTCTGCTTGTCCATGGCAAGCCAGCCGTACGTAGTGTCCCCCTCTGCGTGAGCGTAGGAGCGCAGCTGTGGAATGTACCCAAACGGGTCATCCTCGTGCAGCGTGTTGCGTTGGAACTTCTTGAACCCGAAAGATGAACAGCTCTTAACGTCCATCAATACGCCGTCGATGCGTCCGTCGATGTGTCCCTTCACTCCGCCTACGTCCACCTCCTTCTGCTGGTCGCTTACAGTGTGGCCGGCCACTTGGGCTAAGGCGAGGAGTAGGGCCTCCACAACGTGCCCGTACAGGAACTTGAGGTAGGTAGGCCCACGGAGAGGCTCCCCCTCAGCTCCGTGGTACCCAAGGTGCAGCTTGCGGTCAGGCTTTCCGATTGCTGAGAGACGTAGGCGACCCGAACGCTCCTGCTCCGGCTGCAGCTGCTCCTTCAGGACCTCGGCCATTGCAGCACCGAAGGCATCGCATTGTTCGTCGAGGTCTACGTCCTCTGGAATCTCCTTGGTCTCCAACAAGCGGTAGATGTCTGTGACGAGCGTGTCTACGGTGCGGCTCATTAGTGTACTGCCTTAGAGCCCAGCGTATCGCCGAGAAGCTCCACGGCACGCGCTGTCATGGCCACAGCGACAGCCTCCCGAAACTCCTCGGAGTACTCAGACTCCCCGAACACTTTGGCACACGCCGCACCTAAAACTGCGCTGCCTACTACGTCCGTGTGGTCGCTTGCCAAGTAATGGGCAACAACCTCTGAAAACATGTTCAGCAAACGTGATTCTTTCTTGGTCATACAATGTTACTCCTAGTGAGTTTGGGACCAATCAGGCCCGATTTGATGGCTACCCGCAAGTGGACAGCGTAGGATGTAGTACTGGCCTGCAGCCACGATAGACGCAGAGGCAATCCTACCGAATCGTTCAGCGTGAGCCCTTAGGACCTCTGCCTGAACCTCGTCGTGAATGTTGCCTACAAAACGGTACTCCAACTTGGACTGACGTGCGCACTGGTCCATTATGACCAACGCACGCTTCATGATTACTGCCCCTGCTCCTTGAAGTAGGGTATTAAGAGCCGCATGGCTGCTACGTACTTGTAATCTTCGACCGTCCAGCCCCTGTAACCATCCGCGTCGAGCAGCCTCTGTAACTCGCTTTCTAAGCGCCTTGAGAGCGGGAGTGTTTCGGAGGAACTTCTGCTTAAGTCGCTTTCCATCTGCCGCAGTTCCTCCAATAATGCTCCCAATCTTTGCGTCTCCTGCGCCATACAAGAATGCGTAGATGAAAGTTTTCGCAATGTCTCGCGTCTCAAGACCCGCTGCTCGCTGGTTGATGGAATGGATGTCTGTTCCTTCATTCTTGTCTCCCTCTACAATAGCTTTGATGTACTCCGGGTCGTTCATGTAGTGAGCCAGCATGCAGAGCTCTAGCCCGTCTGCGTCACACCCTACCAGCACCTTACCGTCTT